CACTAAATCATTTATATTTAAATTACCAGTGATTATTTCAGCTTTGTTTGATTCTAAAATTGGTTCACTTTCCTCTTCTTTGGTAATTCTTCTAGATCCACTTTTCTCCATCAAACTTTTTACAAAAGATTCACATGTTGATACATCTAGATCATCACAACTAACTAATTTACCTTTATAGTCATCAATAGATTTAGTTGAGTGTAATCTACAAAATTTTACGGAAATACAATTGGTATCCTCGTTATATCTCCCTATTTTAAAAATGGTTCTCATCTTAAACAAATGATCCTGTCATAGTATTTATATGTGGTGTTATTCATCTCTCTTAAAATTCATAGACAATGAAATTCTAAACTGATCTGACATATTTCTAGTTACAAAATGATCCAAATAGCCAGGAAATATGTAGTAAACCCCTCTTTCAGGAGCGAATTTAGATTTATATGCACTATTATTATATTGATTAAGTTTAGGTAAGAAAACTATACTACCAGATCCTTCAGGCACCTCTAAATACACAACTGCAGAAACATAAGAATCATAATGATTATGCATATTTGTACTCATATTTTTTTCATGTATATGTCCCCAGTAATTTAAAGGAGTTATTTTTTCTCCAGTTGCAGCTTGAAAATCAATCTGCATCTGTTCTATAATACCATCTAATATTTCATTAGGTGGACATATAGAATCTTCAGAAAATGTACTTTCTATCTCACATTCAAATTTGTTGTGATAATTATCTAGAAGAATTTTTGATAGAGAGTTCAAGTCAGCATCCACTCTACCTTTTAATAAATCAATTCTAGCAATGTTTATTAAATCTACATTTCTATCTGTCATTCTTGCATATACCCCCAAGAAGTTATCAAATATTTGTGTCCTCCTATGGGCGGATTACCTCTATGTGTATGAGTATATCCTGCAGGGAATATTAAAACATCTCCTGCAACAGCCTCCTCCCTACGATTTTGATATAAAAATTCAGTTTCTCCTCCCTCAAAATTATCATTCACATATAATTGAACAACAAAAGTTCTATGTGTGTTTACAATACCACCAGTTTCAAAATGCCACGCATGAAATCCACCACCCATTGGAATTTTTTTTATTTTTAAATCATATAATAAAAATTTATATCCATTCAATATACTAAAAGCTTCTAAGTATTCATCAACACAAGGTTTGAATTTTGGTAGAACCAAATCAGATATTTTACAACTAGCTTTTTCATCCATGTTCCAATCGTAAGCTGCATTTACAGTTATGTGATCGGTATTATGTAAGGATGTTTTATCATGAAACATCAAACTATTTTTTTCATAATAATCAATATGAGATATTATTTCTGTGCAATCTTTAGTTGTAAATGCTCCACAATAACGTCTTATTAAATCAGATTCAAGTGTCATCAGATCTCTCTTTCGATGTTTTCCAAAAATAGTTATCTTCAGATCCTAACCCATCACGATCATGGCCATTTTCTACTTGATAGTAGATAGTTGATACTTTAAAATCGGGATCTTTTGGTTTTTCTGGTGTTAAACTATTATCGAATATTCTCATTCTATTATTAGGATACAACGCAAACTGCCCGTTGTCAAGTTCTATGATATTGTGACTCTTATGTTCTTGTGGTTCTTCACTCGTAGAACAATCAACATCATGTATATTTTCATGATAATTATCTATCGTACAAACATAAGTTCCTGTTTGTGTACCATAATCTCTTGTCATAAGTTCAAAATGCATTGACCCTATGAATTGTTTGTAGACTGATATGACACCATAATCCATAGCGTTCCAGAACTGTAAGTTGTGTAACTCCATATCTGGTTCTGGTTTTTTTGGTGATGATACGAAAGCACTGATCGGCAACTTATCATACATCGCCGCATAATCTGGTAGATATGTCTCGAAGTAGAAGGCACGGCCTGGAATTGATTTCAGAGTGACCCAATATCCCTCTACAAACTCTCCGTGACCACTCTTATGATTTGTCAAATACTCCTTCCGTACCCACACCTTGTATGCAGGCAAATTACATATTAAAGTTGACATACTATAGTTTTTTTAGATATTTATGATGGTTTAGGCACAGCGTCTTTTACTTTCTTGATTGCATCATAAAAAGTACCTGTCTTATCTAACTTACCTGTATCAATGTCATGCCATAGCATATCTAATTGATCTGCTATGGGTGGATATTGTGCTACACTGTTTTCTCTACCATCTCTTTTTCTTTGATATAATGTTGCAGCACGCTCAGCCTCCACTTCCTTCTGTGCGGTCTCTAATGCAGTAATGTCTAGAGATATTTCATCACCATTCTCATCGTAGGCTTTTCCATCCTCGATCATTTTTACCTTTTCACCACCTACCTTTAAGATGGCATCAAAACTGTAACTCATGCTTGTGCTAACTCCATTAATGTTACTACAGAGACGCATTTTGGATCGTCTCCTTGGTTGGTATCATTTCCATTTGCATGCATTGATGCATTTAATATAAAATTTTGACCACTTGAATTAGAGGCGTTCTGTAATCGAATTTGATATTGAATTTGATTACTGGTGCCTGGAGAATCTATAAGATTTATCGTTCTTTGCATGCAAGACTGATCTCGATTATTGTTTGATCCTAAATCTGTATAAACTCTATAATTACTTCCATGAGCATTACCTTTAGCTAAATCTGCATCAGTGCCACCCTGATTATCTCTGAATAGTACAAATCCACATCCACTATTATCTCTTGTCCAATCATAAGTAATTGAAGCTAATATTAAAATTTTACTACTATTAAACTTTGGTGTAATACTTGTAGTAAGTTGTGTAATAGTCGTTTGACTACTCGTACTAACGTTTGTGTAAGCAGCAAAACTTTGATATGTATTGGTAACGGTCTGCACTACGTTACCCACTGTGGAGTTGTAGGCCATTAAGAAACTTCCTCCATTTTTATTCTGAATTTCTTACCACTTCTATTATTTATCATATACACATCACTTTCACCTTCTTGTAGTGTCCAGTCACCCCAAGTTCCGTCTACATCATTTCCACCTTCATCTTTCTTAGCTTCGTTGGATAGTTGTAAATCTTGTGTATATACGTTTCTCCAACGTTTTGATGTTGAACCTAAATCGACAGCGTTGTTTGTTTGAGGTAATAAAGATATACCGAATGTAAGAAAACCACTGTTAGAGGCATTAATTTTTATTTCATTTCCAGCAGCACTTAGCATCAATCTTTCTGAACCATTTCTCTGTATTCTTACAAGATTTCGAGTAGCATCATAATCAAGGTTTATATCAAAACCAGATAAGTTAAATGTTTTTGTTGCAGAAATAGTTTGCGTAGTGTTAGTAGTTATTAGGTTAGTGCCTTGTATTCCATCTACAGTATCAGCATCTAAACCATTTCCAGAACCTTCATCTGCGGTTGTGAGGAACTTGTTATAATTGCCCGAATTATAAAAATATGGGCAATGTTCAAATACCCAACCAACACCTTGACTACTTGGGTTATGTGAAAATACTCTTGATTCTGCTAAATCATCTCTGTTTATACTAATAACCCAAGGACTGCCATTTGAAGGTTTAAGCTCCAACATATTGCCTGAGTTATGATCAATTATAACTTTGTTTGTGTGAGTTATCTGACCACTACAAGTGTCAGTAGCATCAGACCTTAAGAAACTACTACCTTGAACACCATCTAAGGTATCAGCGTCCAGCCCAGAACCACTGCCATCATTTCCCGCATGCCACATTGTATTACCTAAAAAGGTAATAGAACTTGTAGTGAAGTAAAGAGTATTAGTTAAAGTAACAGCCGAACCAGCAGTTACGTTATTACCAATCTCAAACATAAAGAATCCAGTACCGTTATCAACGGAAGTCTCAATTCTGTTAGAACTACCATTTCCATCTGGCACTCCTTGTACATGATTAAAAGCTACGTTAGCATTACCGTATCCATCATTAACTGTTAAAGCTACTGACCCACTACCTTTTCCAGCTTCAATGTAAGATGCGGAAGTTCTGAAAGTACCAGAAGCGGAATCATTATTTGCATTAGACCTTAAAAAACCACTAGCAGCAATACTACCGACAGTCGCTGCATTTACGTTTGTAAGAGATGCTCCTGAACCACTGAATGTTGTTGCGGTCAGAGTTCCTGTTACAGTGGAGCCAACGTTTGTAGTCTCAAAACGTTTTGTGCCGTCAAAGTATAACTCTACTGCTCCCGTAGGCATAAATTTAGCTGCGTTATTAACTGTACCACCTGTTTCTTTTGTTCTAATTAAAAATTGACCACCTGCAAGAGTTGAATCTAGGAAGCTATTGGATCCATCGTGATAAAGTCTTAAATCTCCATTTGCACCAAGTTGTAATTGTTGATTATCCCCTGCGGTTATGTTACCTGTTACTAATATGCCAGCTGCATTTGTCTCAAATTTTTTGTTTCCATTATGATATAATTCTGTAGCTCCACCATCTATACACTTAATATACTTATTACCACTATTATCTCCAATCTCAATTAAGTTTGATCTGACAAACAAAGTAGTAGCACCACTTTCAATCCTATTGTAAGTTCCGTCATGATAGATTTTTAAATCATCACTATCTCCCAAACGTATTTCATCATCATCTCTCACTGTGATATTTCCTGTCACATCTATACCAGCATCATCAACAAGCAAGATGTTGGTCATAGTTCCACCAGCTTCTACGTCTAAAAATATTTGTCCATTTGAAGTATTACGAGCCTTACCTAATATTCTTGCAGCTAGATTACTTGTATTATGATAAAACTCAATAAAACAAGACTGGCCTAATGACGGATTTGTAGTTCTAAATCTAAGGGTAGGATTACCAGCAACAATTTGAGTACCAGAATTAAGCTCTCCACAAGTTAATTTTCCAGTTGCAGTAATAGCTCCTGTTACGTCAAGACCAGCACCAACGTCTAGGTTGCCAGCTATATCGATATGACCATCTGAATTAACAACTAATCTACCTACACTATTAGTCGAATCCCAAATTTGGAATATTCCAGCACTTCCATATATTTCAAAATCTGGATTGTGATTACTATCTGTAAATGTTATTCTTGGGTTTTGTCCTGTAAGAGTTATATGATCACCAGTAGCAAGAGTTCCAGTTGTAGCTACATTCTGACTTCCAAAATCAGGAGAAATCTTTGTTCCAGCTATCGCTGCACTTGCATCTACATTTGCATTAGCAATTAAACCAAAACTCAAGTTACCACTAGAATCTGTTTTTAAAGCACCATTATTTACAATACTACTAGGAAATGTAAGTGTATAACTTTGTGCAGCACTATGTGGTGGTGACTTTAGTTTGATACCGTGACTCTGTGCAGAACAGTTTAGTTGCAATGTACCATCGTTACCACCAGCTCCACGCACTTCTACGACACCAGTGCCGTTTGGTTCTAACTTAATGTTACCGTTACTTGTACTTGTAGTTACCTTACTAGCCTGTACATCTAAATCACCTCCTAATTGTGGCGAAGTGTCTGCAACCACATCTGCTGATGCGAAAGAGAGAACACCAGAGCCATTAGTTCGTAAAAACTCACCATTATTACCATCATTATTAGGCAATGTAAGTGTATAAGTTGCCCCTGCACTATGAGGTGGTGATTTAATTTTTACACCGTGGCTATTTGCAGAACAGTTTAGTTGCAATGTGCCATCGTTTCCACTAGCACCTTTTATTTCAATAAAACCAGATCCGTTAGGAGTTAACTTTATATTACCATTACTTGTGCTTGTTGTTATTTCACTACTTTGAACATCAAGGTTGCCGCCCAATTGAGGCGAAGTGTCTGCGACTAAATCTGTAGTTACCGTTGCGAAGGAGAGAACACCAGAGCCATTAGATTGTAAGAACTGACCACTACTACCATCATCATTAGGCAATGTGAGTGTGTAGTTTGCCCCTGCACTATGTGGTGGGCCTTGTATTGTAATACCATGACTATTTTGTTCACAGTTTAATTTAAAACGTCCTGCACCATTACCACCATTACTACTTACACCTTTAAATACAACTGCACCAGTCCCATTTGGTGTAAAATCAATATCACCATTAGATGTAGAAATAATATCCTTACCGTTTACATCAAGGTTGCCGCCAAGTTGAGGCGTAGTGTCACTAACTAAATCTGTATTAATGCCATCTAAATTTGAACCATCACCAGAAAATGATGTAGCTTTAACTGTCCCTGTTACTTCTAATTTTTGAGTGGGTATTGTACTTCCGATTCCAACACGATCATTAGCAATATCTACAAATATATTATTTTGTGATACTAAATCTCCAGTAACTCTTGATCTGTTCATTATTTCTAGATGATTACCCTATATTTTATTTAGTTATGATACGTCATTAGCACTTTGTGATCCACGTATGGTTCCGTTATTAACTATTTGAATTGCTATACCAGCTGTTTTACGAATTGCTGCACCATCACCACCACCAGCACCAGCACCAAATTGTGCAGAACCACCAGAATCTGCAGTTTCTCCAAGTGATCCACCTTCTCCTCCTTGAGCACCAAACGCTTGGTTAGAAGCATTTCCTCCTCCACCACCTTCACCAGCTTCACTTATATCTCCAGCACTTCCATCACCACCATTACTTTGAGTACCAGTTCCACCACCTCCACCAGCGCCGCCAGGAAAACCTTGACCTCCACCACCACCGCCGCCGCCAGCTCTTCTATCTGCGTTTTTATCTTCTTGTCTACCGCAGCCGCCTCCACCGCCTCCACCGAAGCCGCAAGAAATCAATCCACCACTAGCAACATTTATATTAGTTCCATTAAATTCAATTCCTAACCCAGAAGATCCATCACCACCCGCATTACCAGCGTCAAAATCA